ACTGATGCGACATTGCCGCGAGAATAACCATCAGGTAACTTACGCCGACCTCGTGACATTAAAGGAAGGATCATGAGAATTTCAACCGATGTTCTGATGGAGCGCATCGAGCTGCTCCTGAGGAACTGGCAGACGACCAGTCAGGAACGCAGGGAGGTCGAGCTGTCTGAACTGAGGCAGATTCTGGAAGCACACGCTGCACGTGGCACCATCCTGAAGTCGACATTCGTCGCTCAGGAACCCACGGGTATCAAGCTAACAGATCTGCTGGCGGATATTCACACCAGTTCTACCGAGGCCCTGAAGAAGTCCGGTGGTCTGCCTCTGAACACCCGCTGTCATTTGCTGTACACCAACATTTACACGAACCTGCAGACTGTTGTGGCTCAGGTGGAATACGCAAGGAGAATGTTTTGATTACCTACAAGACAACAGGCAAGCCACAAGAACACGGGGTGTATGCCTGTCGGGTCAACGGATCCGTCGGCGGCAAGGCTACGGTCGAAGATAAGTTCCTGAGTTGGACCGGAGAACGTGGCTGGTATCACTGCGGATCTGACCAGCGTTTCCGGGGCCAGGTCCTCGGGTATATCGGCCCACTGCAACGCAAGCTGCCTGCACAGTTCGCTAAGTTCTGATGGCCAAGGCTTCAGCATTCGACAGGGGCATGAGGGCTGCGAAGAAGCGCAGGCTGCTCACCAGCAATCCGTTCCTGAAGCGTACCGGGAAGTCTTACGTTCGGAGGGCTGCTGAGTGGGACGAGGGCTATCGGTCTGTGGATCTGACGCAGGCCGTGTCCCTGTCCGAGTTCAAGTGGCTGCCGATGACGAAGCCTGAGTACCAGCAGGCCGGTGATTATGATCGGCGGGAGCGCGGCCTTCAGGCCCTGTTTTACCACACACCAGATCTAATCGAATGGGAGATCCTGAAGGCCGAGATGTCTGTCGGGGCAGTGGGATATGTCCCGGCCTGGGCGCGGTCCCCATATGGGGTTCTCAGGGCGTATGCTCTGACGCGTGGGGACGACCTGGGCATCGAGTCTGAGCCTGATACGAGCAACTGGGGTCATCCAGTGAAGTACCTGTGGTCTGCGATACAGCTTCAGCGGGAGGCGGGCCATTTCCCGTCGTTGGTTACCAGTGCATATGAGGAACTAAAACATGGATCGTTTTTTGAGATATTTCGTCGCCCCAATTCGGCGGGTTGAATTCCAGGCTCAGGTCGGGAAGCAGCAGGCCAATTCGGTGATCGCGGATTTTGTTACCCAGAAGCTGATCAAGGCAGACGCCGGGTTATTCCAGCTGACTGACGCTGGGGTCTCGGCCTGGCAGGTCTATGTGGGGATCGCGAAATGATCTGCGCTGTCTGTGGGCGTAGTGCCGGGAAGCGCTGCCACTACTGCTGGCCCTGGGGTGTTTCCGCAGCGAGAACAACGAATCAGGCTGGAGACCTGTTAAACGCTCGAAACTTGACGCTGCGGATCCTTTTAAGGCATGTCAAGATTAGTGTCAGGTTTATCCGGGGAGTGAATCGGGCTGTACGCCCCTGTTTATCAGGGATCTGCGTCAAGATTGTTCTTTTTTCTAGTGGTTTCCGCAGAAATCCGCAGAAATCCGCAGCGCGTGGCGTAGACTCTGTGGAATGCACACTCTACGGGCTGCGAATGCTTTTTAGGCAAAATGCTGCGGACATACTATTTATAATAATAAATAATATATCGCTGCCACTGGGGTTCCGCGAATATTCGACAGGAGTGAATCGTGAAGGTAATTGACTATCTCGAGGTGGTTGGGAGAGCTTCAGGGAAGGAGCTGTTGGACAGGTTCCATGCGAACCCAGACCCGGCTAGGGACGAACTCTTCCAGTTGATCACTGATAAGGAAGTCAGTGTTCATACGAGTGGATTCGGGGAGAAGTTCTATCGCTTCCCGTATTACCACACGAAACACGAAATGAAGGTCGAGCTCAGCGCTGCAGAGAAAGCTGCTCGGCACAAGGACAGGTTACAGGGACTGTTGGCTTGGATTCGAGATCATCCAGGTTCTGATGGATTGACGATACGTGCAGGGACGAAACTGTCAACGGTCACGTTCGGGGCTTGGATCAAAGAGCTGCTAGACGATGGGTTGGTTCGACGAGAGAAGGTTGGGGTAGCCTGGAAGCACTATGCGATTGCCAGCAGTACCAAGAAAAGGCTAACATGAGAGACATTGCACACCTCGCATTCTTGAAGTGGGGAGCCTGGGTTCTTGAGCCTGTTCCTGGTGAGAACTTGGGATATGGTAAGAATATCCTGTTGGAGATCGTAGAGGGCAAAGGCGTCATTTTGCCTAAGGCCCCACCAGGGTCTGGAAGAAAGGCCATTACGGTATCTCTAGAGGCTTCTAAAGTGGATTCTTTTGTGCGAGGGTTACCCAGCAGGGAGCGTCTGATAGTTCGAGTGTTTTACCTCAATCCGAACTGGACTGTTGAACAGAGGGCGCAACGATGTGGTTTGCTTCGACGGTCGATGTACAACGCAATTGACCGAATTCATGAGCTGTACCTGAACACTCTTGACGAAAAATAAATTTAGTAACCTCATTTACAAGGTTGCACACTGCTGTTATAAACCAGGTATTGTCCGCCAAATCCCAACCGGACGGTTCGGGAAATCCTCAGCACCCTGATTCTTAGGTTCACTTGCTCTCTGCCATTGGGGAGCACTCTGTCACTGACAGGGCCAGGGATCAGGCAGTGCTAGCCCTCAGCTCAACGAGTAGGCGATAAAGAACCGGAGCATTCCCTCGATACAGAACAGCGCACTTCAGGGCTCCTTCTGAAGGAAGTGGGTAGACCAGGGAATTTCATCAAGTAACACAGGACCAACCTGGATGGGTTGGAAACATCAATGCCAACGTATGATCATGACTGGGATGCTGCGAGGTTGGAGTTCGTTTCGACGAAGAAGACCTACACGGTTGTTGCTAAGAATCATGGTATTCGCGAAGGTCTCATGCGCAAGAGAGCCCAGCGCGAAGGGTGGTCCGCTCAGCGCAAGGAATTCTCTCAACAGGTTGTGGCCAAAGCCACCGAGGAAGTTCAAGAAGATCTTGTCAAGATGCTCAAGGAATGGAATCGGGATACCCTGACTGAAGCGCATCGGTTGCGCGAGGCTGCCCGGTCTTTCTTTATGCGTAAGCGGGCCGACGGTCGTTGGATCCCTACATCGAAGATTAGTGCTCAGGGCCTGACAGCAGCAGCCAGCGCTAATATGACCGCTGATAAACTGGCACGGTTGGCACTCGGAACCAGCACGGAGAACAATAACAACAAGAACACGAGCCTGCCTGTCAGTGTGGACGAATTCGTCTAATACTTTGGTGGCAGATTTCTTTATGTTGAGAAAGTAATAAGCTGAGGGCAGATCTGAGGGCCTGAGGTGATATCAATACTTTCTTGACAGCTTTTCTTTGTGGTCTAGAACTTTGGAGGCAGATTCCTTTATGTGCGGAAAGTAATAAGGTATCGACGATTCTGAGAGGATTCGTTGATAAGCGACAGATGGTTGGTGGTCGTAGCTCATAGCTTACAGAGTGCTTGGGATTGGTTTCAAGACCTGATCCCGGAGGTAGATGGTACATGTCCGAAGTCCACTCGGCCCGACAGGCCAATCCTGTCAACCCATCTGAACAGGAACCTGGCTTATGTGCGTAAAGTAATTAGCTGAGAAAGAAAGTGAGGGCCGGTTGTAATAAGCCGGTTCTTATGTTTGGAAAGTAATAAGGAGTCGACGGTTCCGAGGGAATTCGTTGATATGGAAAGTAATACTTTGGAGGCAGATATGAATCTGTTCAATGGTCGTTTGGTCCATCGTAACCCTGCCCTGATTGCCGCACACACTCTGATCGCTCAAGGCCTAGAGCCTGATCCCAGAACAGTGGCCGATGCAGCTGCGTATTGCGACGAGACCGTTCAACTTCGTGAAGGTGTGGTTTGTCAGTTCGTCGATACCCGGTTCTGTGAAAGCACGAAGCCTTCGTTCTTCGGCAACGCTGGATCAGGACAGGCCAGCTTCAACGAGCACATCCACTTCAGCGGATTCATGCGGGACCTAGGCAAGTGAGTGGTCTGACTGCAGCTCAGCGTGGGTTCGCTGTCTCCCGGGATCCTTTCCCCGCGCTGGTCGCTGGGTTCGGGGCCGGGAAGACGGCAGCAGCTATCGCCCGAGCGATGGCACTGAAGGCCCACTTCAGACAGCAGAACGTCGGGTACTACCTGCCCACATATCCGCTGGTCAAAGACATCGCTTTCGAGCGGTTCCCTGAGCTGTGTGAGCGCAAGGGTTGGGCGTACAAGTTAAACAAAGGATCCGCTCCCTCGATCGCGTTCCCTGACGCCGGAAAGATCATCTTCCGGACCATGGAACACCCGGAGCGTATCGTCGGCTACGAGGTCGCTCATTCAATCTTGGACGAACTGGATACGCTGACCAAGGTTAAGGCTGAGGCTGTGTGGGGTAAGGTCATCGCCCGGAACCGGCAGAAGATGCCAGGCGGGTTCCCGAATACGATTGGCGTAGTGACCACCCCTGAGGGCTTTAAGTTCGTTCATGACCGGTGGGTCAAGAAGAAACGGCCAGGGGATGGCTACACCCTGTTCAAGGCCCGAACGATGGACAACATCGCGAACCTGCCTGACGGGTATATCGACAACCTGCGCAATACGTACTCCGCTGCACAGCTTCAGGCGTACCTCGATGGGGAGTTCGTTAACCTGACCTCAGGGTCGGTCTACTCGGACTTCAATCGAATCCTGAACTTCACGAACGACAAGGTCCGGATCGATAAGAAGACAGGGCCTGACGCACTGCATATCGGGATGGACTTCAACGTCACGAAGATGGCAGCTATCGTTCACGTCCTGAGGGACGGGGAACCGAGGGCAGTGGCCGAGTTCGTCGATGTATTCGATACGCCAGCCATGATCAAGAAGATCAAGAGCCGGTACGAGGAAGACGGTCACCAGATTCATATCTACCCTGATGCCTCAGGTGATAACCGGAAAACAGTCAACGCCTCCACCTCTGACCTGGGTCTGCTCAAACAGGCCGGGTTCAAGGTCCATAACAACCCTGCGAATCCGGCGGTTAAAGACCGGATCAATTCGATGCAGAAGATGCTGAGGGATCGGGCCTACAAGGTGAACCCTGATACCTGCCCGACCTACACAGACGCCCTCGAGAAACAGGCGTATGACAAGTACGGAGATCCAGATAAGGACGGAGGATTCGATCACCCGGTGGATGCCGGTGGTTACTTCATCTGCTACAGGTGGCCCATCGTTAAACGGGTCTTCTCAGTCGAACCACTACGGATGTGAACATGAAAGTCAACGAACAAAGCGAAATCGTCAAGAGCATGGCTGTCCACTGGGGCACCATCCACGCCCTGTTGGGGGGCACGGCCCGGATGCGGACCTGCAAACACCTGCTGCCCAAGTGGCCCGGTGAGGATAAGGAATCGTATGACAATCGGCTCGCAGTGGCCACCCTGTTCCCTGCGTTCAGGCGCACACTGGGGGTCATGGTCGGCAAGCCTTTCTCGAAAGAGATGACCCTTGGAGAAGATGTCCCGTCGGTGATTCAGGAGTACTGCGAGGATATCAATCTCGAGGGACAGAACCTGCATAGCTTCTCGATCCAGGTGTTCGAAGAGGTCATGGCGTACGGCCTGTGCGGTATCCTGGTCGACGCCCCTGTGGTACCTGCCTCTACCAAGCCCCGCACCGTTGCTGACGAAAAGGCTTTGGGAGTACGGCCGTATTTCACCTTCGTTCGCCACGATCAGATCCTGGGATGGAAGGCAGTGAAGATTGCTGGTGTCCTGACCATGACCATGCTGCGAATCATGGAAGAGGTCGAAGAGGACGACGGGGAATTCGGCACGGTCTGCGTCCCACAGGTTCGCGTTCTGCAGCCCGGCGTCTGGCAGACCTACCGGAAGAACGCTCAGGACGTCTGGGTTGAGCACGAGTGGGGAATCACCACCATCAACGTGATCCCATTCGTTCCGTTCTACGGCAAGCGTCTGGGTTTCATGCACGGCGAGTCTCCACTGGAAGACCTGGCCTACCTGAACGTGAAGCACTGGCAGTCGCAGTCCGATCAGGACACGATCCTTCACGTCGCCCGCGTGCCGATCCTGGCGATGATCGGTGCTGAAGCGGCAGACGACCAGGGCAAGGGCGGCACTCAGCTGGTGGTCGGTATGTCTGCCGGTGTCAAGATCCCACTGGGTGGGGACATGAAGTACGTCGAGCATACCGGGGCAGCTATCGACTCCGGGGCGAAGTCACTGGACGATCTCGAAGAACAGATGATCCAGACAGGGGCCGAACTGCTGGTGAAGAAACCCGGTGACCGGTCTGCAACCGAATCGGCGAATGACGCTGAGGGCAATAAGTCCGACCTGCAACGCACTGTCGAGAACTTCGAAGACTCGATGGATCAGGCGCTGCAGCTCATGGCCCTGTGGATTAATCAGCCTGAGGGCGGCCACATCAGTCTCTTCAAAGACTTCGGGGCATTCAACCTGTCTGACGCTTCGGCTCAGCTGGTTCTGTCCATGCAGCAACAGGGTCTGATCACGAAAGAGACTGCCCTGACCGAGATGCAGCGTCGGGGTGTCCTGTCGCCTGACCTCGTCCCGGAAGATGAACTCGAGAAGGTCAAGGAAGAAGGTCCAGCACTGGGCGCTGCTGGCGAAGAGCTGGATGAGTTCGGCAACCCAATCAAGAAGACTGACCCTGCAGCAGAATAATGATCGAAGCTAAGTGCACAGGCTGCAATGTGAAACTGACAGTACTCCACAGGCATCGGAACTGGGAATGCTCCATGATCGACTGTCCCGAACGCCGGCCACTAACGGCCAACGGGGATGAAAACCAACTGACCCTGAACCTGGAGGACGAAGATGCCGACGGTCAACGAACTCCTGATTGATGAGAGCATTCGGCATCAGATCCAGCTGCTGAAGTTCTCAAACGAAACCGTCCGGAAGATGGTTGCTGTCCTGAACAGGGCCGATGCCCGCCTCAGAACTCAACTGCTGACAGTTCTCGAGCAGGTCGAGCCCAATCAGGACAAGGTCCAGCGCCTTGAGTCTCTGATGGGGTCGGTTCGTTCGATGAACTCTCAGGCATACGCTCAACTGGGCGATGCGATTACCGAGGAACTGAAGAACTTCGTAGTGTACGAAGCGGCCTACCAATCGAACCTGCTGCTCTCAGTCACCCCTGTGACAGTCAGCGTCACCTCACTGGTCGCCGAACAGGTCTACGCTGCTGCAGTCGCCCGACCTTTCCAAGGTGTACTACTGAAGAACGTCTTGGTTGACCTGGAGGCAGGCCGAGCCAAGCGGATCCGCACTGCAATCTCTCAGGGGTTCGCCGAGAACAGGACAACTACCGATATTGTTCGGGATGTGTTCGGTACCAAGAAGAATCAGTATGCCGACGGTCTGTTGCAGGTCAGCCGACGCGAGGCACAGGCGGTCGTAAGAACGGCGTTGGGTCACATGGCTGGATTCGTACAGGACAGGCTCGCCGAAGCTAACGCAGACCTGATCTCGGCCGTCCAGTGGCTCGCTACGCTGGATCTCAGAACTTCCAGTACCTGCCGGATCCGTGATAACAAGCTTTACCATCCGGTAACTCACAAACCAATCAAACATTCACTGCCTTGGCTGGGTGGCCCCGGGCGTGCACACTGGGGCTGTCGCAGTGCCCAGGTCTTCGTGCTGAAGAGCGCAGCAGAACTCGGAATTCCGGGGCCTGAGGTAGAACTGCGAAACGGCACCCGAGCAACAATGGATGGCCAAGTGCCAAAGGAGGTCAGCTACGCAGATTGGATCAAGAAACAAAGCTACACCCGTCAGTCTGAAGTTCTTGGCCCCACGCGAGCCAAGCTCCTGAAGGATGGGAAGCTACCACTCGAGAGGATGTATAGCCTCAGTGGTCAATTCTTGGACCTGGATCAACTCCGGGCCTCAGATTCGGCCGCATTCAAACGGGCAGGCCTGTGAGTCATCTTCGATTGGTGACCTGTGGGCCTGCTGATCCAGCAGAACCGGTGAAGCGACTGCCTCGTCCTTCCGGCATCCTGCAGTGTAATCGCTGCGGTGGCCGAACAGCCGTGACAGTTGTGAACGGTGCTTTCACCAGGAATGGTCGAAAGCAAGGAGGAACCATTATCCATAAGGACGTCTGCGATGATTGCCGCAGTCGTTCTATCATTTCCCCGATGCTGCCTGTCCCACAGGTAGTGTCAAAGAAACGGCCGTAAAAAGCCAACCATTGCCGCAGCGGCGGATGCCAAGCGGTGTTCGGGCGGGATCGCCCCTCTCCCCAAAGGACGGATGTCCAAGGAAACTGAAATCATGAAACTCAAACTCGACGACCAAGGCCATGTGGTGGTATCTGACGGCAAACCCGTCTATGTTGATGACTCAGGCAAGGATATTGCCTTTGACGTCGAAGGTACTGTGGCATCAATCGCCCGCCTGAACGGCGAAGCGAAGACCCACCGAGAAGGAAAAGAGAAAGCTGAAAAGGCTTTGCTCGCCTTCGAAGGTATCACTGACCCGAAGGCAGCTTTGGCTGCCATTCAAACCGTCAAGAACCTGGACAACAAAACGCTGGTGGATGCCGGCAAAGTTGAAGAGGTCCGCCAGGAAGCCATCAAGGCTACCAAGGCCGAGTACGAACCTGTGGTTGCAGAGCGTGACCAGCTGAAGTCCAGTCTGTACAACGAGAAGATCGGCGGTGCTTTCGCACGCAGCTCTCTGATCGTCGGAGACAAGGCCACGCTGGCTATCCCTGCTGATCTGGTTCAAGCTCGGTTCGGAAAGCACTTCACCATGGAAGGCGACAAGGTCCAAGCCAAGGACGCCGCCGGAAACGTGATCTACAGCAAGTCCAACCCGGGCGCCCCTGCAGATTTCGATGAAGCGCTGTCCATCCTGGTTGACCAGTATCCGCACAAGGACACGATCCTGAAAGGGACCGGCGCTTCTGGTGGCGGAAGCCAGGGTGGGAATGGTGGTGGCGGTAACGGAGGTGCGAAGACGATGACCCGAGCAGCATTCGACGCTGCAGACCCAGCTACCCGGATGGCCCACTCCAAGGCCGGCGGGAAGGTGGTTGATTAATTCCCTCAACTCTATGAAAGCAAACTGAAACCATGAAATCCTTTTTCCGTTCCCTGTTCACGATCGGCCTGGTCGTGTTCTCTCTGGTTGCCGCGGTTCTGCCGACGGCAACGATGGCCGCAGCCGCTGCGCGCGTCTGGCAGGTTATCAAACCGTCTGTCGAACAGATGGCATTCCACATGCATCGCATGTTGTTTCGTCACATGGCCCGCAACGGCATGATTCTGGGCGCCAACGTGCTGACTGACTTGGCGGCCGACATCTACGTCGCCGCTGACATGATCGGTCGCGAACTGGTGGGTATCGTCCCATCCATCATCATCAATGGCGGTGCTGAACGCGCGGCCAAGGGTGATCCTGTCCGTTCGCACTTCACGCGTCCCGCGGTTGTGAACACGACCTTCGCTCCGTCGATGACCATCCCTGAAGGCACCGATCAAACGGTGGACAACAAGACGATGACCATCGACAACTACGCCTCTGTCCAGATCCCCTGGACCGGCGAAGACATGAAGCATGTGAACAACGGCTCCGGTTTCGAGACGATCTACGGCGACCAAATCGCCCAGGCCATGCGCGCCATCGTCAACGCGATCGAATCCGGCATGTGGTCCATCGGCTACAAGGCAGCATCCCGTGCCTGGGGCACGCTGGGCACGACTCCGTTCGCCTCGAACTTCAACGAACTGCCTCAGGTTCGCAAGATCCTGGTCGACAACGGTTGCCCATTCGCCGGTGAAATGACCATCGCCATGAACACGTCGGCCGGCGCCAACCTGCGCTCCCTGGCCCAACTGCAGAAAGCCAACGAGAACGGTTCGGACGCACTCCTGCGTCAGGGCACGCTGCTCGACCTGCAGGGCTTCATGCTGAAGGAATCGGCCGGTATCGGTCTGCACACCGCGGGCACGGGCTCCGGTTACCTGATCGACATGGCCGGCAACCTGCTGGTCGGAGGCAAGGACGTCACTGTGGACACCGGTACGGGCACGATCCTGGCAGGCGACATTGTCACCTTCGCCGGTACGACCCACAAGTACATGGTGAACTCTCCATTGGCGGCCAACGTCTTCAGCATCGGCGCCCCTGGTGCCATCGTGCAGGAAGCGAACAACGACGCGATCACACTGGGCGCCAGCTACACGCCGAACTTGGCCTTCCACAAGCGTTCCATGGAACTGGCTGTTCGCCCGCCCGCAATGCCCAAGGGTGGCGATGCTGCTGTGGACATGATGCTGGTGCAGGATCCGTGGTCCGGCCTGGTCTTCGAAATCGCTGCCTACAAGGGCTACCAAAAGGCGATGTTCGAGGTTCGCGTGATGTGGGGGGGCAAGGCCTGGAAGCCTGATTTCATCGCCGTACTGGCCGGCTAATCCCCCGGTGCCTTAACAGGCAATGAGTAAGTCAGGCCTTCGGGCCTGGCTTTTTTCTTGTTTCTGAACCCTGGAGAACGAATATGAAAAGCAACTCAGCTGAAGTCCTGATGGAATCTCCCGACGGTGAATCCCGGACCGAGGTAAACAACAACGAATCCGTGGCGATCATGGAAGGCCTGGGCTGGAAAGTCGTCGGCGATGTCAAGGCAGCCAAACCTGCCAAGAAAACCGATACGCCGGCACCCGACGCTGAAGAAGTCAAGGGCGATGGCAATGCGCCGCCACCAGCTTCCAACACCGAGAAGTCGGCACCTGCAGCCAAGGACACCAAGCCTGACTACAGCGGCATGACCAAGAACGATCTGAAGGAACTGCTGGACGCCAAGAAGATCAAGTACGACAACCACGCCACCAAGGCCGACTTGATCGAACTGATGTCGAAGTAATTCGGCGTCTGCTGGGTTGACCGTGAACCTCAAAACGGTCACTAATTCTTTTCATCCGGAGTAAATCATGTCACTAGTCGTCGAAGATGGAACCGGTAAGCCCGACGCTGAAAGCTACATCTCGGTGGCTGAGGCTGATGCGTACCACGAAGCCCAGGGCAACACTGCTTGGGACGATATTGCGAGCGATGTCCTGAAAGAACAGGCCCTGAGGCGCGCCATGCGGTACCTGGAAGGCCAATACGGGCTCGCCTGGAAGGGTACACGGCTGTACCAGCTCCAAGCCCTCTCGTGGCCTCGTTATGACGTGTTCGTCGATGGTTACACACTCTACACGGATGTGATCCCTCAGGACATCAAAAACGCACAGGCCGAGTTGGCCCTTCGCACGCCCACTTCCGATGAACAACTGGCTGCTGACCTTGATCAAACTGTGATGAGCGAGAAAGTCGGCCCGATCGCGGTGACCTACGCCGAGGGATCCTCTGGTGTGGTTCGTTATCGTCTGGTCGATCTGATGCTGAACAAGTACACCACAGGCGGTGCCGGCAATCAGTTCAAGATTGTTCGGGGATGAAAGTCAATGATGGGATTCCTGATGAGTGGCACATCGTGCCAACCGGGGATCTCAGGGATCACGATGCCGAAAAGACTTGCTGGTGTAAACCGCAGCTAGATTTCGACCGTGATGATGTTTGGATCCATAACAGTCTGGACGGTCGAGAGGACTTCGAGACAGGCAAAAGGAAACCGTCATGACAAAACTCGATGTTCGTGCCAGAGCTCTGGCGTTCAAGATGCTGAAGAAGTACGGCAAATCAAGCTCCCTGAAGAAAGAGGTTGATGGTGCCTACGATCCGGAGACCGGAACCATCACCCGCGTAGAAACCGCTTACCCGATCAAGGTTTTCCTGGGTGAACCCAATTCGGAAGACTTGGCCGGGGGTCAAGTGGTGAAGACAGACGAGATGGCCATCTTCGCAGCTCAGGGCCTGTCTGTGGAACCCCAGAACAACGACAAGGTAGTAGTGGACGGAACCGATAGAAACGTCAAGTACGTCGGCCGAGTCTGGAGCGGGGAACAGGTAGCCCTCTGGAGGGTAGGTCTGGCATCATGAGTGATCCTGACAACAGCGCATTCCGCCGGAACTTCGCCAAGTTGATCAAACGGGCTGGTGACAAGGTGGAACTGGTTGTTCGTCGGACCGCCCTCGAGCTGCAAACCAGCATGGTCCAGCTCTCCCCTGTGGATACAGGTCGGTTCCGCAACAACTGGAATTGCGGCATCGGGGTCGTAGTTCAGACCACCACCGAGACGACTGACCGTGAGGGAACTGGAGCCCTTGGTCGCACTGCTGAAGCGCTGGGTAGCTGGAAACCTGGGCAGACCATCTACCTCACGAATTCCTTGCCCTACGCCAAGCCTCTGGAGTACGGCCATTCATCTCAGGCGCCTAGCGGCATGGTTCGCCTGACAGTTACCAACTACAGCTTGGCCCTTCAGAGGGCATTGCTGTCTTCGAAGAAAGTCTAACATGTCTCAAGCACTCGTTCGCAAAGCACTTGAAAAGCGACTGTCTGCGATGACCCCAGCTCTGGCACTGGCCCCGGAGAACGGAACTTACAAGCCTGTCCCGGGGACTCCCTACCAGCGGGTCAACCTGTTGCCGGCAATCCCCGACAACTCCGAGATCACCGGGACGGTCTACTTCGAGCGGGGAATCCTTCAGGTGACCCTGTGCTACCCGATGGGGGTAGGTCCAGGTGATTCCGAAGCTCGGGCTCAGCTGGTCAGGGCTGCTTTCAAACGGGGAACATCGACCACCGAATCCGGAGTGAGGGTCGTGATCATGTTGACCCCAAGAATTTCTTCAGGCTTTCCCGATGGGGATCGCTACTGCATTCCGATCAGCGTTACCTACCAAGCGCAGATCAGTACCTGACCCCGGCCCACGTCGTGGTAAATCCCGCCCATCTTGGGCACAACCTCTGAAAGGCAATTCTCATGTCCATCTCCCAAGGCGTGGCAAAACAAACACGCATCAAACGTCAAGGCGCGAAAGGCACTCTGGCCGGCACTTCCGGTGGCCAGATCATGCGTCGCACGCAGTCGATCTTCGAACTGCAGAAAGAAACCTACAACACCGCCGACGAAATCACTGCAACCCAACAACTGGTTTCCAACCGTCACGGTGTGCGTCAGGTCAACGGCTCGCTCAACGGCATCCTGTCTCCTGGTACCTACAGCGAGATCATGGCCGCGATCCTGCGTCGCGACTTCACAGCGGTCACTCCGCTCGCAGCTGTCAGCCTGACCATCACGGACCTGGGCGATGGTGTCTACGAGATCGAACGTGCCGCTGGTGACTTCTTGGCTGACAACATGAAAGTCGGCTATGTGGTTCGTCTGGGCGCCGGCGCTCTGAACGCTGCCAACCTGGCCAAAAACCTGCTGATCACGAACGTCGTGGCTGATACCCTGACCGTAATGCCCCTCAACGGGGTCGCAATGGTCGCTGAAGGCCCGATTACGGGCTGCTCGGTCACTGTCCCAGGGAAAGTGACGTACGCCCCCACCACGGGCCATACGAAGGTCTACTTCACCGTTGAGGAATGGTATCCCGACATTCCCTCCAGCGAGCGCAACCTGGATGTTCGCTTCGGCAACGTTCAGTTGGCACTTCCAGGCACCGGCAATGCGACCATTCAGACCACAGCGCAGGGCCTGAACCAGACTCAGGATGCTGCGGTTTATTTCACGGCCCCGACTGCTGAAACGTCGACCGAAGCTGCTGTGGCTGCATCTGGCATCCTGATGGTCAACGAGGTCAAGCAGGGTATCGTCACCGAACTGCAGATGACCATCGATGCCAACCAGACCCTGGCAGACGGGGTGGTCGGTTCGAACATCCGTCCTGACGTCTTCGTCGGCAAGGTCATGGTCACGGGTCAGTTCACGACCTACCTGGACAGCACGGCCATCCCGAACCTGTTCCTCGATGAAACGGCCATCGCCATCCTGTCGGCCCTGACCTCGGGAACGGAAGCCAACGCCGATTTCCTGACGATCACCCTGTCCAAGCTGAAGCTGAACACCAGCACTCCCGACGATGGTGAAACCGGCCTGAAGCGTGTCTACCAATTCACTGCCCAGCTCAACGCTGCCGGCGGTGCTGGTGTGAAGACCGAGAAGACCACGATCCAGATCCAAGACAGCGCTGCTGTCTAAACCCGAGCACCGACCTAGGTGGCTGTCTTCCTTTCGCGGGGAAGCGGTCACTTAGGCACGGGCATTTTCAACCTCCGCGAAAGAGCACAATGAGCACTCCTGAAACTTCCTCCATCGACATCCTGACCTTCGACGCGGTGAAAGCCTGCGAAAACGGTTTTGAATTCCAGCTGATCGGAGAAGATGGTGAAACGAAAACCGGCGTCTTCCTGACCGTTCTTGGCAAGCACGCTGATCCCGTGAACAAGTGGATCAACAAAACGATCAACGACACGACCAAGGCCCAGATCATGGCCATGCGGAAACAGAAGAACGTTGACCCCAAGTCGCTGGACGACATCAAGGCCCAGAACATCGAAGCCGCTCTGGTTCGTGTGGTTGGCTGGCGCAACGTGAAGCAGGAATTCACCAAGGATCTGATGCGCCAGGTACTGCAACGCAATCCGCACTTCGTCGACCAGATCATCGATACGTCGGATGACCTGGCAAATTTTTCCAAGGCGCAGTAGGTGAGTTAGCCCGGTACGCTTGGCACGAAGCACGCCTGAGCAAACCGGGTCAGGACGGGAAGACACTGCGACAGACCCTGGAGGTAGTAGCTGCAAGGAATCGGGGAATCATGCCGGAAGAGGGAATCAACCCTTATGAAATCCCGGACATCCTCTATGACCTGTGGATACACTTCCAGGCCTTGGCTGCTGGCCGACAAAACGGCATGGAAGCTAACCCCATCTCTGAAACTGACATTCATGGTTACTGCTTGAACCGAAGAATTCAGTTTGATGAGTGGGAACTGCGGGCGATTCGCCTGTTCGATAACGTAGCCCTAGGCCGCGTTACTTTTGAAGATAAAGAGGTTTAATATGGCCGGTGGTCCTGTTGATGTCGAAACGATCGGTGTAGGCTTTAACACCGATGGGCTCGTGAAGGGGCAGAGGGCCCTGAAGGACACCGAGGTTGCGGCCAACAAAACCGCCGAAGCTGCCGACCGGACTACCAAGGGATTTTCCTCACTCGATAAGGCGGCCGCTAC